ATGGGACGCGATAAGCGGGACGAAAAGCGCAAAGAGGCCGTTACGGCCATGCGCCTCAGCGTGATGCAGACCCCGGCATGGCGGGCGCTGTCTATGCCTGCACAGGCCCTATACCCGTGGATCAAGCTGGAATGGCGTGGGGCGAAATTCAACAATAACGGCAAGCTGCGTCTGTCCACCCGCCAGGCTGCTGAGTGTATGGGGTGCAACCTCAAGACCGTGATGCGCGCCTTTCAAGACCTACAGGCCAAGGGGTTCATCATTCAGACTGAGGGCGCTTGTCTGGGCACTGAGGGCATGGGCAAGTCCCCGGCCTATGAACTGACCGAGATCGTGCCTGCGGGGCAGCAAGGCCCCGGCAAGCAGTTGTTTATGAATTGGTCAGATGGGCATGACTTCCCGGTCAAATTGTCCCCAACGCGCGCCAACCCAAAAACAAAAGCCTGTTCCGCCAAAGGGAACACTGTTGTTCCGTTTAAGGGAACGAACCGATGATGGCCTGTTCCACCAAAGGGAACGGCCTGTTCCACGAGAGGGAACGAAATGGCCGGTTTTGCCCCTCACCCTGTTCCGCGAAAGGGAACATCCTAGGACACCATGGGGTGGTGGTCGGGGCTGCGGCGGACGCTTCCAACAGAACGCGCAGCCGATGTCCGGCAACTTGCCGGTCACGAACGAGCCCCGGAATGATACCGGGAATCCATCAAACAGAAAGGCTATGACATGAGCAGCAATCACTACCCACCCCTGATGCCTGATCGCTTCGACGCGATGATGGCGGGTCCTGGCAAGATATGGGGTCTTGCCAACATCGCGGCAATTCTCGGTGTCAGCGTAGACAAAGCGCGCCGACTGGCCCGCCGCACGGATTGCCCGATCTATCGCCCGGATGGCGGCAGCTATTTTGCATTCCGGTCCGAACTCCACGAATGGTTGAGAAGGAAGTAGCCAATGACAGATTTCACTATCAACAGCATGCACATCATCGACGCTGCCCCGAGCCTGAGCGGCACCCGTGTCCTGGCATCGTATGACCTGACCATCGTCGGCATTACTATGAAGGGCTGCATTATCACCGAAAGCCCGGACGGCATCGCGTCGGCAAGGGGTCTGCTGGGTAAGACAAACAAGGGCGACAAGATCAGCGCGCAGTTCACGGACCCGACACTGGCTCGGGCAATCACTCGAAAGGCTGTCGAGGCATACAATGCTCTGACAGGGCGAGATGTGAACGATGAGTGATGCGAGGGGGTGGTCCCGAACTTTGGGGCCACCTTGGGGACCGGCGCGGGGAGGCACGCGCGATATAGAGCCCAAATGAGGTTTTTACGGTCACGAAAACCAATGAAAACCTACGAAAACCAATGATTTGCCAACTATCCACCATTCAATTTAGCCGACATGGTCGCAGGCATGTGGCCATTTCGCAAAAAAACCGCTCCCATCGAAGCCAAGGGACTCGCTGAACCGACCTCCGAGCTGTTCGAGATATTCGGTGTCACGACAACGGCTTCCGGGTACACGGTTTCGGCGGCGAGTGCGCTTGGTGTACCGGCTGTGAGCTCAGCGCTGCGCGTGATCTCCGAGGCGGTCGCCACCCTTGATGTCAGCGTGAAGCGGATCGAGGACGGCACCGAGGTTGCGCTCCCGGATCATCCAGTTCTGCCATTCCTGCGCGATGAGGCGAACGACTGGACCGGTGGTTTCTGCTTCATCCGCGATCTGGTGATCGATGCGCTGAGCGCAGATCGGGGCGGGCTGGCATATGTGAACCGCCTAGGTGATGGCCGGATCGCCGAGTTGATCCGTTACCGCGACAGCATCGTGACGGTCGAGTTCGACCAGGCGACTGGCGAACCGAGCTACCTGGTTGGCAACAGGCGCGTTGCATCGAAAGACATCATCCACCTCCGCAGCCCGTTCGGTAAGTCACCCCTCACCCTGGCACGTGAGGCTATCGGTTTGGCGATTGTCATGGAAAAGCATGGCGCCAACCTTTTCGGCTCCGGTGCGCGCCCTTCTGGCGTCCTCAGCTTCCCGAAAGGCATGGGGCAGGACAGCGTTACCAAGGCGCGCGAGGCATGGCGACTGAGCCATGAAAGCGGAGAGACTGGCAAAACGGCGATCCTTTATGACGGTGCCACGTTCACCCCGCTTCAGCTGACGTCGACCGACAGTCAGTTTCTCGAAAATCGCAAGTTCCAGATCCTCGAAATCGCCCGTGCTTTCCGGGTGCCGCCATCGATGCTGTTCGACCACGACCGCGCGACCTGGTCGAACACCGAACAGATGGGCCGCGAATTTCTGAGCTACACGTTGGAGCCGTGGTTGCGGGCAACTGAATCGGCGCTGCGCCGTGCCTTGTTCACTGAGGAAGAGCGCAAGACTCACGTGATCCGCTTCGATCGCGATGACCTGACCCGCGCTGACCTGTCGACCAGGTCGACCGTGATCAACAGCCTGATCTCCAGTCGCACCATCAACCCGAATGAGGGCCGAGCTTGGATCGGTCTGCCGCCGCGCGAGGGCGGCAACGAGTTCATAAACCCGAACATCTCGGCGACAGCAGAATCGACACAGGAAGAGGGCAATGACGATGCAGCTTGACGATATTCGAGCCTTCAGTGCCGACCAGGACCGTGGCCAATGGTTTGATCTGGTGGATCCAGTGAAGGGAAAACCGACCGGGATCCGCGTCAAGCTGGCAGGGCCGGATAGCGAGGTTCAGAACCGCGCGCGCTTGCGCCTGGCCGACGATCTCTCCGAGGTCGCAGATGCGGAAGGCCGGGTGAGTGCCGAAGCGCGAGAACGCGCTCGGATCGACAGCCTCGCGCGGTGCGTTCTGGATTGGGAAATCTCCGAGGACGGTGAGCCGGTCCCGTTCACGCATGCCAATGTGGTGCGCTTTCTTCGGGCCGGGGCATGGGTGCAGGCGCAGGTGGATGGCTTCGCCTCCGACCGGGCCGCGTTCCAGGGGGGCGAGTGACATGGATCGTGTGTATCTCGAAACCAAACTTGATGCCTCGGATGACGGCTCGATCGAGGGCTTTGCCTGGAAGTACGACCAGGCGGACCGGATCGGAGACGTGATCCAGAAAGGTGCGTTCTCCGGCACCTCCTTGCCGCTGCCGATGCTGTTCGGACACGACCAGAATGACCCTGTAGGCACATGGGATGTTGCCGATGATGCAGCGGACGGGTTGCGCCTCAAGGGGCGCTTGCTGGTCAACGAGGTGACCAGGGCCCGCGAGGTGCGCGCACTGGTTCGATCCGGAGCCGTTCGCGGTATCTCCATCGGTTTCCGTACGAAGAAAATGACGCCGCGCTCCCGTGGCGGCCGCACGATCACCGAGCTGGAACTTCTCGAAGCCAGCCTTGTGACCATCCCGATGCATCCCGGTGCTCAGGTTACCTCCGCCAAGACTGCCGTGCGCGCGCTGACGCTGGCGGCATCTCTCCAACGCGCCACGGCGCAGCTCGCAAGAAGGAACTGACAATGCGACATCTGAAGAAGACTGAGCTGCTTGGCAGCACGGCACTCACCCTCAAGGATGGCGGCGACGATGATCCCAACGACATCGTCACCCAAGCCATCGCCGATCTGACAGAGACCGTCAACAAGCGGCTCGATGAGATCGATGAAAAGGCCGATACGTCGAAGTTTTCCGACCGTCTCGACAAGCTCGAAGCCAAGTCCAACCGCGCCAAGAGCGACGATGATGACGATCCCGACGAGCAGGCCGAAATCGAGAAGAAATCCTTCGCGGTGTATCTTCGTAAGGGGAACGGCGCGACCGATGAAGAAGTGAAGGCGCTGACCGTCTCGAATGACGAACAGGGCGGCTACCTGGCACCACCGGAAATGTCGACCGAGTTCATCCGTGACCTGGTCGAGTTCTCACCGGTCCGTTCCGTGGCGAGTGTTCGCAATATCGGCAGTCCTTCGGTGAAATACCCCAAGCGCACCTCTGGCACGAATGCACAATGGGAAGGCGAGGCCGAGGAAGCGCAGGAATCGACTGCCACCTTTGGCCAGCTCGAAGTCCCGGCCCACAAGCTGATGACCTACGTCGACATCTCCAATGAACTGCTCTCCGACAGCGGCGGAACTGCCGAGTCCGAAGTGCGCTTGGCCCTCGCCGAAGACTTCGGCAAGAAAGAGGGCGCGGCCTTCGTGAACGGCACCGGAGCTGGTCAGCCGGAAGGTCTCATGACCCACGCAGGCATCGGCGAATATCTCAACGGGCACGCCACGACGCTGTCAGCCGATGCGCTGGTCAAAATGATGTACGACCTGCCGGCCATGTACCGCAACAACGGCGCGTGGATGATGAACGGCACCTCGCTCGGCATCGTGCGCACTCTCAAGGATGGCGATGGTCGCTTTCTCTGGCAGCCGAGCTTCCAGGCCGGTCAGCCCGAGACGATCCTTGGTCGCCCCGTGATCGAGGCCGTGGATATGCCCGACATCGCCTCCGGCGCGTTCCCCATCCTCTACGGTGATTTCTCCGCTTATCGGATCGTTGATCGCCTGGCGATGTCGATCCTGGTGAACCCGTATCTTCTGGCGACGAAGGGCCTGACCCGGATCCACGCAACCCGCCGTGTCGGTGGGCGTGTGCTTCAGGCCGCTCGCTTCCGCAAGCTCAAAATGGCCACTTCATAAGGAGACCTACCAATGCGTGACATTGCAGCGAATATCGGAGTGGTGCAGGCGGTGGCGCCTGCGGTTCTCTCCGCCACCAATACCTCTGCGGCGATTGACCTTCTGGGGTTCGGAGCCGCCGCCCTGGTCATCAACACAGGCGCGATCGTGTCATCCGGTGACTTTACGGCAAAGCTTCAGGAAAGTGATACCACCGAAACCGGTGATTTCACCGATGTCGCGGCGGAGCACCTGGTTGGCGATCAGCCAGCCAGCCTCGCCGCCGACAGCGTCGTGAAGCAAGGCTACATCGGCAACAAGCGGTACATTCGCACCGTGATCACGAAAAACGGGGGCACATCGATCGCCGCCGGCGCGGTGATCGTGAAGGGGCGTCCTTCCGAGGCTCCGGTGGCCTGATGCCTTCGCGCGGTCCTCGCCTTTGCGGTTGCGGCCACCGGGTTCCACCTGGAGCCCGGTGCGCGTGCGAGCGCAAGAGGGCGGCGGAGCGCAAAGCGAGATTCGACAAGACCCGGCCCAACAGCAGTGCTCGCGGTTACGACCGGGGATGGGAAAAGGCCCGCAGGGTTTTCCTGAAAACACACCCGGTCTGCCGCCGCTGTGGTGCGCGGGCGACTGTCGTGGATCACATCAAACCGCATAAGGGCGATAGATCGGTCTTCTGGGACCGGAAGAACTGGCAGCCCTTGTGCACCCCCTGTCATTCCGGCGCGAAGCAACGTGAAGAGCGCCGCAACATGGAAAGGACTTAGCCATGCCTATCACAGCAACGGCTGGCGCGAAGCTTTATATCGGCGGCGTGCTGGCGATGAAATCGGATGATTTCGTGCTGACTGATTTCGACAGCGCAACCTGGGTCGAGATCAAAGACCTCGATTCCCTCGGTTCGCTTGGCGACAGCGCCAACGAAATCACCCAGGACCTGATCGGTGAGAACCGCACGAAGCGCCTCAAAGGCACCCGCAATGCCCCGCCGATGGAGGTGATCGCCGCCATCAATTACGAGGATACGGGGCAGCAGGCGCTTGTCGCGGCCGAGAAAACCAAGGACGATTATGCGTTCAAGCTGGTGTTCGATGATGCGCCTTCAGGTGGTACGCCGAGCGAGCGCTATTTCATCGCGAAAGTGGCCAGTGCGAATGAAGCTTATGACACCGCAAACACTGTCATGAAGCTGAACGCCTCGCTTTGGGTCAACTCCAATGTGGTGCGTGTTGACGCGGCAGAGCCCTGATCCATGGCTATCGTGTCGCTACATGAACTTGAGGAACAGCTTTCCCTTACGTCTGATGTGGGGGGTGAAGATTCGCTTTTGCTCAGCCGAAAGATTGATGCTGCACAAAACCATATCGAGCGGCTTCTTGGGTTCAGGATCGAGGCCACGTTCGGCGGTGAGGGGCAAGACCCCGTGCCGCCGGTACTTGTCGAGGCTGTCCTTCAGCTGGCCGCGTGGTGGTACGAACAGCGCGAAACCGCGATCGTTGGCAATGCCGTCAATGACGTGCCTTTCGGCGTTTCGGAAATCGTCAACGAATATCGGGAGTGGGCTTTCTGATGTCTGACGATGGTGGGCTGAAATCGTTTCAGAACCGCCTGCGGGCGATGATCGCGGCGGGCAAGTCCGCTGCCGCGCCCGCGCTCCTGACGGGCGGGTACGAGGTTGCAGATGCGATTGAGTCGCTTGCGCCTGAAGACAGCGGGGATCTGGTTGGCTCGGTTGACGTGACGCCACCCGGCCAAACCACCCCGCCCTATTCCCAGCCTGGCGGGGCAACCGTGGTGCCAGAGAACCAGGTGCTGATCACTGTCGGCAATACCGATGTGAGATACCCGCATTTGCAGGAGTACGGGACCAAGCACCATGCCGCTCAACCGTTCTTCTGGCCGGGGTTTCGTCTTGCTCGCAAACGAGCAGAGAACCGCATCAAGCGGGCCATTGCGAAGTCGATCAGGGAAGCGCGCTGATGTCTGAAGACCTTGCCGTCCAGAAAGCGATCCGCGCCCGGTTGGCGGCGTCACCAGCGGTAACGGCCCTTGTGCCGTCTGGCGCTATACTTGATCGCAACCAGCGGCCCGCCCCCGATCCGTCGATCATCCTGGGCGAAAGCCAGGAGGTTGACGAAGGCACAAGCCTGCAACGCGATCGCACCCGCATTTATCACACGCTTCACATCTGGAAGCGCGAGCCGTCCCTCACCGGGGTCAAGGCTATCTGCGGGGCGGTGCGGACTGCGCTAAAGGCTGATCGACTGGAACTGGATGGATACCATTGCGCCGACTGGCATGTGTCCAGCGCGCGCTATCTGCGCGATCCGGACGGCGAAACCTCGCATGGCGTCATGGTGGTGAATGTCCTGGTAACAGGGGGTGCGTCATGAGGTCGGGCAAGATGCGCCATATCATCGATGTCCAGGCAGTTTCGTCGGAACCCGATGAATATGGAACACCGCAGGAAACCATGACCCGGTTCAAGAGGCTGCGCGCTGAGGTGATTCAGCAAAGTGCGCAGGAATACATTCGTTCTCAGGGCGCGATTGATGAAACCGTTATGCTGTTCCGGGTGCGCAATCCAGGCGGCATCACGACAGCGCACCGGGTCACCTACCAGGGAGAGACGTACAATATCCGTGAGCTGGCCCCCATCGAGAATGATCGGGGCCTTGAAATCCGCTGTGTTCGGTTTGGAGGGGATGCCTGATGCGAGGTGTAAAACCTGAAATGCAAACTGATCCCGAGGCACTTGAAAGCCTCGATGCGCCCGAATGGCTGTCTGAGGATGCGCGTTCAGAATGGGACCGCGTCATGCCAATTCTTTCCGAGCGGCGCATTCTCACTGATGCCGATCTCGGTGGGCTTGAGAATTACTGCATTTGCATTGGGCGGGTGCGTGAAACCGAAGCGTTGATTCAGTCAGAACTGGATGCCGATATGCAATTGAAGCTGATCCGGGTGCAGGACAAGGCCATGGCCTCGGCCCGCCAGCTTGCCGCCGAACTCGGCCTGACGCCGGTCAGCCGGTCCCGTCCCGCAATCAGGGAGGACTCGGATGACGAACCCGATCCGCTCAACGTCTGACACATTTCCGCACTGGATTTATGACGGCTCTGAAATCCCCGATCCTCTTGGGTTTGGCGACCGCGCCGTGAAGTTCCTGCGAATGCTCAAGCACCCGAAATCCGGGAAAGCTTTCCAGCTTGACCCGTGGCAGGAGCGGATCGTGCGCCGCATCTATGGCCCGCGCCACGATGACGGAAGCCGCATCGTCAAGACGGCGGTGATCCTTGTCCCTCGGGGCAATCGCAAGACTTCGCTGGCGGCGGCTCTGGAAGCCCTGCACACGGTCGGCCCGGAGCGCGTTCCCGGCGGCGAGGTCATCACGGCAGCCTCGGACAGGAAACAGGCCCGTATCGCCTATGAAGAACTGCGCGGACTGCTTGCCTGTCATCCGAAGATCGCCCCGAATGTGCGCATGCTGGATTACCGAAACCGCATTACCTATCCGAAAATCGGCAGCTTTTGCGAGGCCATTTCAGCGGATGCGGGGACACAACACGGGCGCACCCCGCAATTCGTCTTGGCCGACGAGTTGCATGCGTGGAAGAAGCGCGACCTCTGGGACGTGCTTCGATCCGGTCTTGTGAAGACTCCCGGAAGCTTGCTTGTCGTGGCGACCACGGCGGGACGCGGGCAGGAAAACATTGCATGGGATATTGTCGATGATGCACGCAAGGTGGCACGGGGCGAGGTAGATGACCCGTCCATCCTGCCGGTACTGTTCGAGGCTCCACGCGAGTGCGACTGGACAGACGAAGAAATCTGGTTCCGCGTGAATCCCGGCCTGCGTCATGGCTATCCCGATATCGAGGGCTTGCGGCAGTTGGCCCGCGAGGGTGAGCGGCGGATCGGGGATCGGGAAGCCTTCCGGCAGTTGAACCTCAATATCTGGCTGGATCATGCAACCGATCCCTTTGTCGATATGGCGATCTATGACGAGGGCAGTGGTGCTGTTGATCTCCACACTATGGAGGCCGAGCAACGCGAATGCTGGCTTGCTGTGGATCTGTCCAGTAACAGCGACCTGACAGTGGTTGTTGCCTGCTGGCGGGACGGGGAGGACGGATTTCAGGTCTGGCCGTGGTTCTTCTGCCCTGAAGATAACCTGCGGGGCCGCGAGGATTTATCAGGCCAGCCGTATACAGTCTGGGCCAGTGAGGGACAGATCACTGCCACCGAGGGCAACGTGGTGGATTTCCGTGCGGTTGAGGATCAGGTGCGTGAACTTTGTGCACGCTTCAACGTGCAGGAAATCGCCTTCGACCCTCACCTCGCGCGCAACATGCTCAACAACCTTCTCGAAGACGGGTTCCCTGCGGTGGAAATGCGGCAAGGTTGGGCAACAATGGCCCCGGCGGTGAAGGAACTGGAGCGCGCTATTGTTGGGCGCAGGTTCCGACATGGGGGTCATCCGGTGCTGCGCTGGAACTTCTCGAATATCGAGGTGCGCACCGATCCGGCAGGCAACCGCACATTCCACAAGGGCAAGTCACGGGACAAGATCGATGGGGCCGTAGCATCTGCAATGGCGGTGGCTCGCTGTGCCGCTGATGACGGGGCGCTGACCACAAATGCAGAATGGTTCACAGACGATATGTGGACGGTATAGGAGGCGAACATGGATGACGAACGGCTGGTAGTCGCGCTCGAAGCTCGTATTCGGGACTTCGAGAAAAACATGCTCAAGGCCGAGCGGCGGGGCACGCAGTCATATCAGAACCTTCGGCGTGGCTCCCGCCTGTCTACCACCGCCATGGAGCGCGACATGGTTCGATCCACGACGCGGATCAACCAGGCGCTTGCAACGACATCCTCGCGCATCGGTGCATTCGGCAAGGCTTTCGCTGCCGGGGCGGTCGCGGCGGGCATGGCAGCGATCACTACTGGCGCGACACGGGCCGTGCGCAGCATGGCCGAGATTGATCGCGAGGCAAAGCGCGCGGGTCTCAGTGTCACAGCGTTCCAAGAACTGAAGTTTGTTTCTGAGCAGAACCGGATCGAAGTCGATCAGATGGTCGACGGTCTGAAAGAGTTGCAGCTTCGCGCTGACGAATTTGTCGTTACCGGGAAAGGGCCGGCTGCCGAGGCGTTCGCCCGATTGGGGTATGGTGCGACCGCTCTCAAGCGCCGTCTCGAAGATCCCGAGGAATTGTTTACCGACATCATCGGGCGCATGAAGGATCTGGATCGGGCCGGGCAAATCCGCGTGGCCGATGAGGTATTCGGCGGCACCGCCGGTGAGCGGTTCGTGGAATTGCTCTCGCTTGGCGCGGATGGTCTGAGGCGAATGCGTGAGCGTGCGCATGACGTTGGGGCCGTGATGGATAGCGAGGCCATTGCCAAGGCGGCGGAGCTGGATCGCAAGTTTGCCGAGATCACCCAACGGGTCGCCAATCTCGGCAAAAGCATTGTGGTCAATGTCGCGGGCGGGATCGAGGAAGCCCTGACCATCGATATTGACGATATATTCGGATCGGCTGAGCGTGCCATAGCCATGATGGGCGAGGAAAACTATCGCGCCATGAAGGCATCCGATGAAGCCACGGAAGCGCACGCGAGCACCGTTGAGGATTTGCAGGAGACTTACGAGGAACTGTTCCGAGCGATCAACGCGGCCACCGGCCCGACCGGCATTCGCCTCATGGATGTTGCGGATATCGACCAAGCACATGACTTGGCCGCGATCTTGCAGGAGATCGATGGAAAGATGCGCGCGTTCCAAACCGGGGAGGCGAATGCGGAAGATTTCGAGGATGCGGTTTCCGATCTTATCGGAGAGGCCCAGGACCTGATCGGAGAATTGTCAGAGGTCGATGCGCAGCGCTTCGGAAACGTGATCGGGGCCATCGGCGGTATTGCGGACGCGCTGGCAACGGCTTCCAGAAACGCCATGACATTGCGGGGCAACCTGCCGGAGGGAGATTCAAACCTTGTCGATTATGGTCCTCAGAATGGCCGAAAACCCGCTGTCACGATTCGCCCGAACAAGTATGCCCCGACAACCTCTTTGCGGCCCCGGCTGCCCGGCGTGGATGCGAGCTTCGGCAACACGGCTGACCGTGCTGGCGGCGGGGGCGGTGCGCGTGAAGATGTCGATCAGTTCCGGAAAGAGATCGAGAAAACACGGGCTGCGATTGCGCAACTTGAGGCCGAGGCTGTAGCGCTTTCTGCTGTTGCCGCCTCTGGATATGAATTCGGCGATGCCGTCGATTATGCCAGGAAGAAAGCCGAACTGCTCTATGAGGCCCAGGAGGCCGGGAAAGAGCTGACGCCCGAGTTGCGTAGCGAGATCGACACACTGGCGCAGTCCTATGCCCAGGCGGGCAATGCTGCCAGAGATGCTGCGGATCGCCTCAGCGACGTTGCCGAGAACGCCGCCACCGGTGCGGATGCCATGTCCGATCTGTTCCTGGGCATTCTTGATGGATCGATGTCTGCCGAAGAGGCTCTGAAACGACTCGTCGTGCAACTCATCGAGGCGCAGGTCAGGTCTGCCTTCCTCGGCGGCGCAGGCGGTGGTGGGGGCATATTTGCGGCCATCGGCAGCCTGTTGACCGGTGGACGTGCAACCGGTGGTCCGGTGCTGGCCGGATCGGCCTACATGGTTAACGAGCGCACGCCCAGGAGCGAGATATTCGTGCCGGGCCAGAACGGGGCGGTCCTGAACGTACCGCAGGCTCAGGCGGCACTCAGGCAGCAAACCTCCCAAACGGTGGTGACCCCTCAGAATGGGCCGACTGTGGAGCAACACATTCACCTGTCGCCCGGTTTGCAGGAAACGGTGCAGGCGGAAGTCATGCGCGCCGCTCCTTCGATCCGGGACGCTGCCGTGGCGGCGATAAAAGATGAACGACGCAGAAGAGGGCCAAACTGGACATGACGATATCTTATCCACTTGAACTGCCCACTCCCTCCGGGTTTGAAGGCGTACAGATCAGCATGTTTGATGTGGTGGCGGTAGACCGGTCACCCTTCACGCTTCAACAGCAAGTGATTGACTGGGGCGCGCAAATGTGGCGCGGTGAGTTGCGCTTGCCGCCGCTGGATGCCGACGAGGCCGCCGAATGGGAAGGGTGGCTTGGTGCCCTGCGCGGGCAGCGCGGCACATTCCTGCTCGGGGATCCGGGCCGACCGGCTCCACGGGGTACCGCGACATCCGGCGCGGTGACCGGCAGTGCGGGCGATGAAACGGTATCTGTGACCTTGAACGGGACGCTGCTTCGCGGGGATGTTTTCCAACTCGGCATCGGTGCGGATGCCCGGCTTCACAAGGTCGTTCAGGATTGCAGCGGGTCCGGTAGCATGGAGATTTGGCCGGTTCTGCGCAAAGACCGGACAGCTGCCGCGATGACGTTGACCGATGCCAAGGGTAACTTTCGCCTTGCGTCCAATGATCGCGCCTGGGGGATTGCTGGCGGCGGTTGGCGCAGCTTCATCATCCCGGTGGTGGAGGCCGTATGAAACGCCTGGAGAAATCCCTCTGCGCCGCCCTGCGCGATCATCTGGCCGGCAGCTCCCTGCGCCTGCAATCGGAGTATCTGCCGATCTGGGATGCGTTTCTGGCGCTGTCGCGTGCGCGCTCCTGCGGGCCAACGGGGCCGAACCCCATCGGGTATCCCGAGATCGACGCCTATGCGCGCCTTATGCGCCTGCCGCTTGAGCCACGCCATGTGGCCTGTATCGCCGCCATGGATCGAGTCTGGGTGGATCAGGTTTATCGTGGCCGGAACGTTCCGGAGGGAGTGAAGGTGCTGCCGCAACGGTCCGGCCAGGCGCTTACCCCCGGCCTGTTCGATGCGATGATAGGGTGATCGTGAGTTTGGTGAGTGGGTGGATGCTAACGCGCTCCGACAAGTTGTCGGTGCGGACGGATCACTTCGCGAGGTTCACGACCCCGAGCGCGCCGCTGCCATGTGGGCCGCTGCCAACTCCGACCAGTTTGCCGAAGCTAAAGCGAACAGCAAGGCCCGGGCGCTGCGCGGCTGGCATGACCAATGGAAAAAGAAGGTAGTGACAGAATAGATCGCTATTTCCCGTTTCGGATGAAAGAAACTGCCCCATCGACAATGTGAGCTGAGAAGTCAAAATTCAAATGCTGCAATGTTTGGTTTAGCATTTCTTCATTGGCGATTTGATCGTCAAGACTTTTCGCTGTGGTGATCTGTTTTAGAAGCTCAAGGAAATCTTCAGCGGTAAACATTTCCTCAGGATATTTTTCCTCAAGTGTGGAGACAATTTCAGAATTCATGGAGCGGCCATTTTTCTCAGCGGCAGCCTTGATCCGGTCCCGCATTCCATCGGGAAGGCGGACAACAAATTGATCTAGTTGCTTACTTGGTGCGCTCATGGTGTTCACTCCCTTTGTGATATGCAAATGCTATTATTTTTGCTTGACCGCAATGGTATGAAGTGCGTATTAATATGCATATGATATTAATAAGGTGTGAACATGAGCAAAATTAGGCAACTGCCGGTCCGCTTTCCTCTCGACGTGAAGACGTGGCTGGCGGAACAGGCTGCAAAGAACGGCAGCAGCCAGAACAGTGAAGTAATCCGCGCTGTCCGTGAGCGGATGGATCGCACCACCTACCAGCCAAACCAAGAGGAGGTATCCGATGCTACACCCTGAAACAAGAAAGACCGCCGGGATAGAGGCCCGAACGGTCTTTGATGAAATCCAGTCTGAAAGGAAATCAGAAGTGAATATACCGAAACACGACGACGAATGCAACTGTTTGCCTGCTGAATGGCTGGCGGAACTGGAGGACTTCCTTGCTCTCGCTGATGATGAACTTGAGGGGAAGCGCCCGACCTCCCGCAACATCGCACAAGCCCGTAGCTATCTGCGCCATGCGGCTTGCCGTGTTGAGCGCCTGATTGGGGGTGCGGCATGAGAGAACGCAAAATCAAAATGACCCGCCAGCAAATGCAAGACGAAGCGGGGATCATTCAAACCTTATTGAGTGCCGCACTATACATGCATTCCGAGCCGAACCGGGAGGATTTGTTTGTAATTATCGAGAAGGCTCAAGACCGCGCCTATCGTCTCAATATCGCGCTGGACGACGTGAACGCACCGGAGGGCATGGCATGATCACAAGGGATCACCTGATAGAAGTTGACCACTCTCTGGCCGAGATGCGGCAACTCGTGGATATGCTCGAACTGATTGGCAATGAGATGGGCGGTACGGTCATTGAGAACCCGCACTACGCCAAGATGCGTAATGCAACCTGTGGTGTGATCAACGCGGTAGCAGAGCGAGCCGACAGAGCAATGATGAATTTCGAGGCACTTTACAAATGTCTTCCGGAAGGGGCGAGGCATGACTGAGAGAAATTGGATGGAGGAGCACGGCAAGCTGGAAGACAAGCTGTCCGACGTCGCTAACCTCGTCGCAGCGTTGCAGATCGTCTCCTTCGAGATCGCGGGCGCTACACCTGACAGACCGATTAGCATGGAGCAAAGGAGTGCAGTGATAGGCATAAGCGATGCACTGGAAAGGCTGGTAGGTGCTGCCTGAATAAATGGGCAAGGAGCATAAAGTGTCGCTTGACCATTTGCTTTGCAATGCGTATAAAAGATCAAGCGACACTTTAACTTTGCGAGGCTAATATGAGCATCTATACAAGATATTTTTCTGCGGGTGAGGTTGCCCAGGCGTCAGGCATTACACCCTCTACCCTTCAAAACTGGATCAAGCGGGATGTGATCATCGGACACAAAATTGAAGGCGGTGGGTCGCAAGGTAAGCATCGCCGCTTTTCTTGGCACAACGTGATGGAGATTGCGACGGCAGCGGCGCTGGTGAAAGCTGGCGTTTCCGATCTTGGAGTCGCCTTCTATGCCGCTCAGTCCTTCGCGCACGTTGCCCATGCTGCGCCCTCGGGCAAACTGCAACGCCTTCCGGCGTTGCCCTATGATATTAGCTATGGTCGCACCTTGCTGTTTGTCGCTGGCAAACATTCCCAAATTACCACTTATAAACCAGGGTCCGATCCGTTCGTTCGTGTGGCATACGGGGGGCGTGATCGCGAAGCGTTCATCGTCGTGGATTTGCTTGCAGTGTTTGACCGGGTTTGTGTTTCGCTCGGACTCAATCCGCAAGAGGTGATGAGCCAGGCGGCTGCCAGGGGAGGTGCCTAATCAATGTCTTCCCGTCGCGCCACCATCACAGAAGCCGAACTGACCCGATACATCACAACGTATCGGGGCGCAGCCATTCCTGTGGTGCGCACTGAGATCGGACGTTGCGGTGGCTAACCTGCTCCCTCCATATACCACGCCTGCCGATCTGGCAGACCATTTCGGTGTGTCGGAGCGGACATTGCGGGGCACGATCCGCGACCTGGGTGCCTATGCTAAGCTGGGCCAGAAAACGATCCTGTTTCAGGAACACGTTGAACAGCTTAAGGAGGCCATGAAATGTCCCTCAAACTCTTCCAGCGCAATGGCGTCTGGTACTTCCGAGGAACTGTTGCCGGAAGGCGATTTTACCAGTCTGCAAAAACGACTGATCGGAAAATCGCGGAACGTATCAAAGCGGAAACCGAAGCCAAAGCGTGGCAACGTAGTTTCGATGGGCCAGGGGCAGGGCTGACGATGGCGCAGGTGTTCACGGCCTATCTGGATGCGGACAAGTCAGAGAGGTTCCTTCTCAAGCTGGCGCAGTATTGGAAAGATATGCTGGCGGAAGACGTGACGCCCGAACTGATCCGGCAGGCGGCGAAGAAGATTTATCCGAATGCGAATGAACCGACATGGAACCGGCAGGTGATCAAGCCGACGCAGGCCGCGATCAACCACGCGGCGGGGCTTGGTTGGTGTCAGCGCATTTCGGTGAAACGCTATACGGAAAACCCCGAGGTGAAGACACCGGCCACGGTGGAGTGGGTGCGTGCCTTTGCATCACAGGCCGATACGGATGGCCTGCCGCACCTGGGCGCGCTTTGCCTGTTCATGTTCGGCACAGCCGCGCGCGTCGGGGAGGCTTGCAGTCTGACCTGGCGCTATGTCGATCTGAACGCAGCAACGGCAGAACTGCACCTTTTCAAACCGACACCGTGGAAGCGCATCGCGCACCTGCCGCCCGAAGTCGTGGTCGCGCTGGCGAACATTCCCAGCAACCGAAATCCGGATGATCCGGTATTCGGCTACTCGGGCCGGGGCAGCGTTCGGGGGCCGTGGAACAATGTTTGCAGGCGCGCGAAGATCGAGCGTTTGACCCCGCACTGCTGTCGGCATGGCTTTGCCACGTCAATGCTGCAAGCGGGTATCGACGTGAAGACGGTGGCGGATATGGGCGGCTGGAAAGATGCCACTACGGTACTTCGTACCTACGCCCATGCCATGAAAGACCCGAGCATCACCAACGTGCTTTTTGGTGCAAAATCGGTGCAAGGTGAAGACTATGATCTTCCAACTATCCGAAATAAAAGGAGAAAATAA